TTTAAAATCGTCTAATCTTTTTATTTCAACTTCGTAGGTTTCTGCTTTATCCCATCCCTCAATTCTTTTTTCAGACAATGACCCATGTTCTGGATTGTGAGTCATAGAATTCATCACCAACAATTTCGTTTCATTTGTATTGCCTAATGCACAATTATGACATATTAATTTTGGAAACTTAGACAATTCTTTAAAACTATTGGGATTGGGTTCAAAACAATATATTGTTTCAAACGAATTAATAAATGGCGATGAAGTAGTTCCTGTACTGGCACCGATGTCTATGTATGTCCTGAAATTGTTTATGTAAGGCCATGCCCAATCTTTTATTTTTCTTTCGCTCATATATTAACCTTGGTAATAGTAAAAGGGTATTTGGCCTCTTTATAGAACTTCTTTCTTTCTGTGAGATGTCGCTTGCTGTATTTGCAAGCAGAGGTGATATCCCAAATCTCTACATGGTCTTTGTCTTCTGCTTTTCTAATGCCTCGCCCAATGCTTTGTATAACGCGGACAAAGCTCTTTCCGGGTTCAAGAAGAACCAAATTAAAAATGCGTGGAATATTAATACCCACAGCGGCCACACCATAAGTCGCCAAAATAATCTTGTCATCACTTGTTTTAATTTCATCATACTCTTCCTTTCTGTCATCCAACTTCATACCGCCGCTGACAAACACTGCTTGAGGTAGTAGTGCGATTAATTTATTACCGGTATCAATCCTATTGATCAATACCAGAGTGTTACCAGAGGCAGATAGCGCAGCAATTTTATTAGCAATCCATTGCAATCGGTTATCGTCTGTGACAAGAAATGCGTATTCGTCCTGGAATGACGTAAACACCTGCACATCATTAGTCTGCAACACATTGATATTTAATTGTGCCAGTACACCTTTTTCTTGCAAATCATGTGCAGACACTTGATTTATCACAGGACCTATACTGGCTAATATGCCTTGAAATTCCCATGCGTCTTTAGGTACAGTTCCTGTAAGACCCCAACGTATAGCACAGTTACGAAAGTTTTGTGTTAGAAGTTTTGTTAACACTTCGGCCTTCGCCTGATGAACTTCGTCAACAATGATTGCACAGACCCCTTCACAGAATTCTGCCAATGTCATCGTGTCGTTGTCATAACTCTTCTTGTCTAACACATTCAAACTCTGCCAGGTACATATGGTATGTGTCTTGCCTAATTCTTTTCTATCACCGAAGTATACACCAACGTCCAGGCCTAAATTTCGATAGTCTTCTTCTGTCTGCACCACAAGACTCTTGTTAGGCACGATTACCATAGTGCGTCCATATGGTTCACATAAATGACTTAGTGTCGCAGTGGTAATAGTTTTACCAGCACCAGTAGCAACTTCTTGCAGGGCCTGGGGATTCTCTAAAAACTTGTTGATTACCTCGTACTGATAGTCTCTCAGCACAATAGGTTCTCCAGCTTGTTGATGTCCTTTGGGCCAAGTCTTGCCGAGGTCAGCCCAATAATTTTCATCAATAGCAGCAAATTTTAATTCCTGATGCGTCCTTAGATCTTCAACTTCGATGTCATAACCTTCATCCTCGATCACTGCTAGAATCACATCAAGATGTGCAAGGTATCCGCTACCGCCTATATTAAAATAAGTTTTAGTTCCATCCCACCGACCTAGTTTATAAGCAGGCATGTGTCTTGCATATGGTAAATCGAACTTTAATTTATTGACAATTTTCCGTCGTGTTTCAACTCGCAGTCCATCTACTTTGATGTTTACTTCATCCTTGATTGTCAATTTACAGTTCAACAATTTTTTGTCCTTTGGTTTCTGTCGGTTTAGTATCACCAAGATATATCACACAAGGATGACAACCGAACCAGTCCCTCGCCATGATATTTGTCGGAGGAAATATGTTATTTGTTACTAACAGTGTAACATCATTGTCTGACTTAAACAACCACTTGGCTGGCTTTGATTCAAAAATCAGTATCCGTCCGGTTTCCACTCGACCGCCGACTCCAGCGACCTTGATCCAATCATTCAACCCAGTGTTAGATTCTTTACTGTCTCTGAAACATACCTTGATTTCTTCACGTGAAACACCGTTTTTATCAGCATCTGCCACGAAGTTTTGTAGCCAAGGCAACGTGGCGCTGCTCCTATCTAACAACACACATATTCTTCCTGAAAACAATTTTGTTAACGCAAAAAAATCTTTGTTATCTTTTATCCAGAACGTGTTTTCAGATCTGCTGGCTATTTTTTCTGCCAAATTTAGGGGTTTTTCTTGGTACAAAAATCCCATGCTTTTAGCCAGCAGTAGATCTTTGTATGGGTCATTAGTCTTATGATCCCCCCACCATGTTTGCGTTTCTTCAGAGGCATTTTTTAATGACACGCCATAGATAGTGATATCACTACGAGGCACTGCATGCTCAGAATTCTGCCAAATTTCTTCAACATCGGCCAACACACTCATAAATGTGTCATCGATTTCAAAATTATGCTTCAGAGCAAATTCGTACAATGCAATTAGATTGTAATGATAGAAATCCAAGCGTCTGACCTTTTGTTCGTGATCCCAAAAACTATGTGTTTGAATATTTTTTCCGTTATCAATTTCGTCTTCGAACTCTTTTTTCAGCTGATAGGGAAATTTTAGGCAAATTTCTAGTTTCTTTTCGCGAAGCTCTACATAGATTTTTTTGCTGAGATCAAGTACTCGAAATCCTCTACGCCATTTGATATCTTGCAGTTGAGGTCTATAATCAAACCCCGCCATAGCAGACATGGTCTTGTATTTTTCTAATAATTTTATGAGGAAATTTGCCTGATTTTTAGTAAGCTCGCTGCCATTGATAATTTTTTCATGGAAACTTGAGATAGGCGAGAAATCTTGGCCTTGTATTGAAATTTTCTGTTGACTGACCTGGTCGTAGAACTCTGTAAATATGTCTTCGGCAAATTCTGATGATAGCATTATTCAAGTATACAGCCTAAAATTCTGGTTGTCAACTGAATAATCTTGCGATTGGTATGCCTTGGCGTATTTCTTCCACAGTCCACTCAGTGTGGCAAAGTTTCACAAACCATTCAGTCCTATCGGGCAGATATGGGCTGTCTAATTCTGACCATTTGATACTGAGATCAGCAGCAAGACTTGACTGATCACACAGCACAGGTACGCCACTTATGGCTGCTTGTACTGCTGGTCCACTGTTGTGATTAATCACACAGTGATAATTGTAAAAAATATCGAAATCGTCATAGCTGCCCGGAACCAGCACAGGTCTTTCTACCACTACACCGGACTGTTTAAACGGAAATGCCGAACGAGGATGATATCTCACACGGATTCTTCTGTGAGTGTACTGTTTTATTTTTTCAATGGTGTCTGCCACCCAATTTTTCATTTCAGGCATGCCTTGCCATTGTAGACTTTCTTGATGTTGGCAGGCAATTAGTACTTCACCACGTCGTGTATCTGATACTGGTTGTAAATTTATGCCTAACTGTTGAGGACGTGAATGATCTAGATTTTTTTCATTGCCGAATTCGCCGAGATTGTTGATATGATTAAGACTTAGTCGCCAAGTTACGCCTCGTTTGAGATTTCCCACCTCTATGATCATCACAGACTTTCCCTGTTGCCGACATTGGTCGTAGATCGTTTTGTTTGATCGCATTCTTCCGGCCCAAAGCACAGACCAGATCACAGCTACATCTTCGTGGTCATGCACAACGTCATGACCCAGTTGTTTTAACCCCTGTTCCACGGCGTCAAACACCGGAGGACTGTTAAGGGCACCATATTCGCGATATAATCTGAAGCGCATAATTTTAATAAATAATCTACGTAGTTAATACTGTTGTATATTTATGGGTTATGAATAAATTTCAAAAAAGACTGATGAAACTGTCACGTAACAACACACATGCACTGGTGCTAGGGTCGGCTTTTGGTATTTTAGACCAAGTCTTAGAAATATATGACACAGTATTTGTGGTCAGTGAGTTGCCGCCAGCTATCAGAGCAAAAAATCTCGTATATAAAGAAAACTTTGTTAAATTGGATCACTTGCAGGATATGTCATCGATCTTTGTTGACATTGATCAGTTAGATCACCTCGACAAAATAGAAGTTATATGGCGTAAACACAATTCAAAGTTGTTTGTGGAAGGCGGCGATCGAGTAGAAAATGAAAAAGTAAAAATTTTATATAACTCTGGATGGGCCTGTACCAGTCTTCAGGGAATCTTTCACGTATGGGAACACTATAGATGAAAATAGCAGTCGTTACTACATTCCATGAAGATGGTTTGAAAAAATATGCACAGAAGATGATCGATACTTTCTGTGAAAATTGGCCTGCGGAGGTGATTTTACACATCTATCCAGAAATGTGTAATCCTGCTATACGCCATCACGATCATGTTACACTGAAACGACTTGAAGAAATTCCAGAATTAATGACATTTAAAAATCAATGGAAAGATGTGCCTAAAGCCAACGGCGATGTCTCTGCTGACCCTGTGAGATCTAAAAGAAAAGACGCCGGTAAAGGGTTTAAGTGGCATGCTGTTAGGTTCGCACATAAAGTTTATGCGATCTTCGACTGTGCTAAAGAGACAGATGCAGATATGTTGGTGTGGATGGATGCAGATACAATATGTCACAGTCCTATCACTATGAAAGATCTATATAGAATGATTCCTGTAGACTCTGAACTGTGTTATCTCGGCAGAAAAGGAAAATATTCAGAGTGCGGTCTGTATGCCATGAATCTACGTTCACCTAACGTACAGGCATTCTTAAAAGAATTTCAAAGATTCTACGATCAGGCCGAACAGGGAATTTTTCAATTAGACGAGTGGCACGACAGCTTTGTGTTTGATGCTGTTCGTAAAAAATTTCCACAGATGCGGCAGTTAGATTGGGCCGCACATCTATACGATCTTAGGCCTCAACCAGGAAACAGCTCAGGTGAAGGCCATCCATTGATTAATAGTCAGTGGGGTGCCTGGTTGGACCACCTCAAAGGCGGCAGAAAGAAATTAGGTCGCAGTAAACCTGAAGATTTAAAAGTTCAACGAACAGAAGCATATTGGCAATGAAAAATTTTATTATTTGTTTATCTAAGATTCAAGCGTCACTTGACACAGCTACTACCTTAAAAAATCAATTAATTGAACTCGGGTCTGAAGCAGAACTATTCGAAGGCACTTACGGAAATGATGCAATGGCCATGATGAAGGCTGAAGGAAGGACCATGCATCCCTGGGGCATTAAAGGTCCCCCAGCTAATGGAATTGTTAAACTTATGAATCCCGATTTACATTTTAGTCCAGGGGTGCAAGGATGCTTTTATAGTCATTACCGACTTTGGCAAAAGTGTGTAGAACTCAACGAACCTATTGTAATTTGGGAGGACGACATAGTTTTAGTGAGGCCTTATATTCCTGTTGAGTGGACCGATGTGTTGGTGTTAGCATTAGGCCACCCTAAAAAAACTGACAGATATCGCCATTATTACGATAATCCCGAAGGCGAACCAGCTGCCGCTGATTACTATCAAAGCTCAATGCCAGGGTGCTGCGGGTATGCAATCAAGCCAGCAGCTGCCAAAAAGTTGTTAGACATATATTCTAAAACATATCTTCCTGCCGACAACGCCATTAATCAGCATCATGTTATAATTCAAGTACACAATTATGTAATGGGCATGGCATTGACGAAAAAAGACGGTAAAAAGAGTTTAACAAATGCAAAGGTGAGTTATTGGAGAGATTTCAATGCAGTATAGCTGTTATGTGATTTCAAATAAACCTCAGCTGTTTCCTAATATAGAAAAGAGTATCTTTCCTGAAAAAGTTAATTACTTCGACGGTACTGGATATCCTTCTTTTTCTAAATTAGTAAATGTGTGTACAGCAGCAGCGGATAACGAGATTGTGATTATAATGTCTGATAAGATGTTGCCGACTGCTGCCGATGTACAAAAAACAGTGTCTCTGATCAATCAAGGGTACGGCTTGGTAGGACTTTACAGATTTGGATTTTTTGGTTTTAAAAAACAATTAATGAGACAAATAGGAATGATGGATGAACGATTTGTTGGTGGTGGATACGAAGATGATGACTTTTATATTCGGTTACAAGAAGCCAACATTGCTATGTACGTGACAGAAGAAGTTGAATATTCTAAGAGTAAATCATCGTGGAATTATGATCGATCAAGAATACATTTTTTACAGAAATGGATCGATACAGATAATCCAAAATATAATCCGGAAGCAAAAGCCTCTAAAGAATTTGTAAAAAGAAAATTAGCAGAAGATTCATACACTTATGATCTAGGACCAGCAATCAGTGCCACATTTTTAACAGCCGATCAAACAGTAGCAACTCCCAGGAAGTCAAGAAAATATATATAAGGAATACACATGAGTAGTATTATTATCAATCATTTACCCGGTATCGAACAATACTCTTATTTAGAGCTAGGTGTCAACGACAACAGAAATTTTAATGCAATTGAGTCTGACAACAAATTTTCAGTAGACATGAACGGCAATGCCATGTATACCGGAACCACCGACGAGTATTTCAGTTCGTTGCCCGCAGAAATGAAATTCGATATAATCTTTATTGATGCTAACCATGACTACGATTATGTCCTACGTGATTTTAATAATTCTATAGACCATGCTACTAAATGGATTTTATTACATGATATGATTCCTCCTTCTAGAAAATACACGCAATCTAGTCGGTGTTCGGATTCTTTTAAGTTGTTACATTATATGTTACAAGAAACATCATTTGAAATATATCCAATGAGTACTAATTTTGGATTCACATTGATTAAACTTCCGGCTACTAAGATCGATCCACCTAAGTCGTATAAATCTGTGTCCTATGATGAATTCATGCAGTTTATAAGTCACAAAAAATTGTATTCAGACGAAGAAATTATTACTATGTTAAGGAATCAAAATGTTTAACGGAACTAGAATTTTTGTAAGCGGTGCAACTGGGTCTTGGGGTCAGACCTTAATCACCATGCTATTAAAGAATTATGATGTGGAAGAAATTATCTGTTTTTCTCGAGGGGAGTTACAGCAGGTATTAATGAAACGTAAGTTTAATAATTCTAAACTTAAATTTATAATCGGTGACATCAGAGACTATGATGCAGTTAAACAAGCAACTAGAGACGTCGATTATATTTTTCACCTTGCAGCTCTTAAGCACGTTCCAGTCTGCGAAGAAAATGTCCAAGAAACAATTAAAACAAACATCAACGGCACTACTAACATTGTTAATGCTGCTATTGAAAATCGTGTAAAGAAAGTCATAGACGTTTCGTCAGATAAGGCAGTTGAGCCAATAAATCTGTACGGCATGACTAAAGCAGTAGGCGAAAAGATCATTGTTCAAGCAAACGATTTAAGTGATTACACTAAATTTGTGTGTATCCGCGGCGGGAATGTTATGGGGTCAAGCGGATCTGTCATTCCGTTCTTCATTGAACAAATTAAAGCTGGCGGGCCGATCACAATCACTGACGTAAAAATGACACGTTTCTTTTTAACATTAGAAGAAGCTATTCTATTGCTGTTCAAAGCAAGCATTGACAGCATAGGTGGAGAAACGTTTGTGATGAATATGCCTGCATGTTACATCAAAGACCTAGCAGAGGTGTTAATGGACGAATACGGAGTTGTTGAAGTTAAAGAAACTGGAATGCGCCCCGGTGAAAAACTAGACGAAATGTTAATTTCGCATCACGAATCGCAGTTGTCTTTTTGCTACGACAGCAATTACTTTTTAACACTTCCAGCAGGATACAATCAGGCACTGGCCACTCGTTATCAAGATCATGCACCATTTCCGTATGCAGAGTTTTCATCTGTGACTAAAATAATGAACAAACAAGAAATTAAAGAAATGCTTAAGAAAGGTAAGTTTATATGAAAGTTTTAGTAATCGGTGCCAATGGGATGGCAGGCCATGTTATTACACGATATCTTAAACAACAGGGTCATACTGTAAATACCATGGCAAGATCTAACGCAGATATTGTTGTGGACATTGAGAACTTTGCAGAAGTACAAGGACTTAGAGAAGCTGTAGATACGTTTGATTTTGTAATCAATTGTATAGGGTTGTTAGTCAAAGACAGTAACGATCGTCCGGACCGTGCTGCATTAATCAATGGATGGTTTCCGCATTTTTTAGAACATATTTTTTCAAACAGCAAAACACGAGTAGTTCACTTATCAACTGATTGTGTGTTTGACGGCAAGAAAGGAAACTATATTGAATCAGATACGCACACCGAAACCAACTCATACGGCAAGTCAAAATCACTAGGTGAAATTAATAATGCTAAAGATATCACATTTAGAATGAGCATCATAGGACCGGAGATTAAATCAAACGGCACCGGTCTTTTTCAATGGATTACAACTAATCCACAACAGGAATTACAAGGATGGGATAATGCTTGGTGGAATGGTATTACCACATTAGAACTTGCAAAGTGTATTGAAAAATATATGCTTAACCCTACAATAACAGGCGTATATCATGTAGTTAATAATGAAAACAAAATTAACAAGTACGACCTGGTGTCAAAAATAAACGACATATATCAGTTAGGTAAAACGATATTGAGAACACAAGGCCCAAAGCCAGTCAATAAAATTCTAATAGATACTAGAAATGAGTTTGACTTTGATATTGTTGATTATGCTACCATGATAGCTGAGATGAAAGATTTTAGTTAAAATCTTCTACTAGATTATAAGAATAATTAGATTTATAATCCATAACAGGACCTAAGTATTTTTCAATAAGATCGAAGGCAATTCCAGTTTCCCATTCGTTTCTAGAAAACTGACTCCATGCTAGGTGCTCGTGCCATTGTTCTCTTCCTGCTGGTTCTGTAGGGTCCTGCCAATTATCTAGAAAGGTTCTTCCAGCTGCCCATGTCGGACACGGTTCTAAGCTGATAACTTTCTTTCCATACCAAAATGCTTCGCAGGTTATTGCAGATGATTGAGCGATTACAAGATCTGCCCAATCTAGATCGCTCCATAGTGTTGCCCATCGTAATTTGGATTTTCTTTCCTTTGCCCTGATCCTAATAGTTGCTCCTGGAAATTTATCCATCAGTTGATCGGTCCAATTACCGTTTTGATTAGAACCCCATACGTGCCCTGTCATTTTACTAGGACACAACAAAATATTTTTAATTGTTTTAACTTTCCACGGATGCTTAGGGAGTTCGGTTAATTTCCATCTAGAATACGGTATTGGCATTAATTGTGTATTGGCCCAACTGTTTATACTATACCGCCACCACCAACGCCCTTTGCCTATATGATTACCTAGGTATCCTCGACCTATGTAAATTGCAGGTTGAGAAGTTTTTAACCACTGGCGTACTTGATATTTTAATAAATCAGATCCAATAATTACTGGAAGATCGCTAGAAACATCTTTCCAGGTATCTACCACCTTTATGTTTTTCCAATTTTGAAACCACGGATTCTCTGACCAATCTAGCTGTGTTACTTGAAATTTATACATCAACTTATTTAATGAACTTGCGTATATGCTGCCAACACTCACCGGAGGTGAGCTCTTGGAAATTCCAATGAAACATGCCGAGTCGTTCGACCCAAGATTGCCGATCTAGCATAGTTGGTGTTTCTATTTTTGATAAATCAGTGTTGGCAATTTCAGCACATTGACTATTGATCGAATCCATGACAAATATCGGTATGCCTTCTATAGCTGCTCCTACCACTGGACTGGAGTTGTAATTCACTGCGGCCCAACAATTACGCAGGTCGTCTACTAAATTTGTGTTGGTACTGAGTCTAACTGCTTTAGAAAATTTTATTTTACATTTAGGACTTTTAGGATCGAGGTATTCACGTGCTGCTTTATCACCCGGATGAGCTCTAATAACGATAGGGCGGTCAGTGTATTGTCTTAAAATATTAACAGTGTTTATAGCCCAATCTTGTACATCAAGTCCAGCCATACTCCACCCACCGTTACGCTGTAGACATATTAATATGTGTTCGCCGTGACTTCGATAATCTTTTAAACTTAAATTTAAATGTTTGCTGATTTTTTGCCAGCGGCTAGGATCAATTTCAGTATCAAAGTAAAATCCTGTTGTTGGAAATACTCCATCAAAACTATATCTAAGGTAGTGTAACGGATTTTCTTTATTAGCATATAAGAACAAATTACTATCAACAATCAACGATCGTTTATTATTTCTTCTTTGCAGATCAATAGCAGCTCTTCTTAATCTAAGGTGGGGCGAGTCTTTGCCATGCTCGTGTACAAATCCCTGAATTAACGCCACATCACATGGAATCGCATCCATTCCCTTGTGTAATATCGCAGTGTCGCCGGCGGCTGTTACCCCCTGACAGAAATTAGTCAAGATTAACGGTTTTTCTGTATTGGTGTTATTAGGAGGAATTCCTCCGAAGTATGCAACCGCAGTATATTTAGACATGATAGTTTTTTATTATTGCTGATGCAGTGCCGTTTATTAATTCATTGTAGGTGAATTGACTGTAACTGAGCATGCACAGCCAATTAGCTAAATGCGGCCTCGCGAGATCATTTATTTCTGAAATCTTTGATCGACTAATCGAATTGGTTATATGTCTGTCAAGTGTAATTATAGGTATTCCTGCCCACACTGCTTCAGTGGCAGCGTTTGAATTGATGTTTATCACACAATAATAATCTTCATTTAATAATTCTTGGTATAATGATTGTCTATTCTTTTTATCTATTTTCGGTCTAAATTTAATCGGTTTATCGGTGTATTTTCTCAATTCTGATTCAATGGCATTCCTCCATTGTTGTACATCTACATGAAAGATTGCCGCAGAAAATGGGCCGGGTTCAATTATCAATATATCGCTGCCACCAGTACGCCACGGCTTTGGAAATTCTTTAAATATCGACAATCTGTCAACCGGCGGTTGAAATGTTGGCAATTGATGGATGTGATTTCTAGTTAGTCGATGCCATTTTTTCTGCTTGCCTTCTAAAAAATTAGTGTATCCGGAATCAATAAACCAAAACGGAAGAGCATTATCTATCTTGTCAACCAAGATATTTTCGTTGCCTGTGGTGTTTCTTAAAATGCAGTCGTCTAACGAATTTTGATATGTCGATCGTCTAACTAACTGGGTGTTTTCATCAATTTGTAATCCCACTGACTTAACAAACCCGTGTTCATCGCTGAGTTTATACAAGTCTAGGATATTCTCAACACCTAACTTTTCCACAATTTTTGAAAAGTTTTGTCGAATAACATATTCTTTTCTTTTTCTTGTGTTGTTTAAAAAGTTTTGAAGTTTTTCGATATGAGCTCGTAAATCTCTATCTACTGCTAACCTCAGTTTTCCTTTTAACTTATCCTTAAACTTATCTATTTTACCTGCATCTCTCTTTTCAATAATATTTAAAATTTCGTTGCCTGTTTCTTGTTCGTTATATTCGAGAGACAGTGCAGTTTCTATGTCAGCATCACTGAAACTGTTAGCAATCGTTGTGACTAAAAAATTTGCTATCTCTTTGTCGCTTATAAGTGCTTTCATATTTTAAAAATTCTCTTGTAGTAATTCTAATGCACGTCCGGAAGATAACTCACTGTTGTGAAACTGTCCGTAGGCCAAATGACATGCCCACTGATATCTCTCGTCAGTGTCTGGATATCGAGGCGTTTCTATTAGACTGAGATCCTGTAATCCCATAGGCGCTGCTGCGTTCGAAGGAGCTAAAGTAAAGACTGGCACCCCATAAAACACAGCCTCAGTGGCTGCTACACTGTTAAAAGTTACCAGGGCAAATACATCATCGTCCAAGGCTTCTTGTAGTGTATTGGTCACCATGCGATCTAATCTTTTAGCCGCACGATCACGAATTTCAATCGGACGATCAGTATGTTGTCTAATAGTCGCTACTACGTGATCCAGCCATGTCTTCATGTCATAGTCATAGAACTTCATAGGTTTTTCGTCAGGCTTGGCAATCAATATTTTTCTGCCAGGTGTTTTCCATGCGTGTATTTTTTTGTTAAAATGTCGAAATCTATCATCCGGACGTTTTATTACTGTGTTGTGCTGCAAATCATTTTTTACTATACGATGCCAATACTTCCATCCATTAGGATTAGAATTTGTAATTTCATTGCCAAAATAGCCCGTGTCTACATAATAGAAATCGCGACGATCTTCCCAGCACTTGTGAATTATTTTCTTTTTAAGAATACCTCTCAGCACAATAGGATCCTGACTGCTGCTGTATTGAAAATCTTCAGTGGCTGTGAATTTAGTTTTGCAGCCTTGTGCAAACATATTGATGTAGGGATCTTCTCCGTTTTTGCTGAGAAATATCATAGGCCGTGTTGTAGACAATAATCTACATAAATTTTTTCTCTATGCCACTCGTTGGCAAAATCGCCTTGGTCGGCGAACTCATGGAAACAAGGAGTACCTAATGTATAATGAACTAATTTTGCTTGGGGGTTCCATTCATATTCAATATCTAACCAATTCCATTCAGCTGGTAATTCGCCAACCAGCTCATCAGCGAGCCATGTAAATCTATGTACCTGTGCCCCTGTGGCGTTTTGTATAAATTCCGGAGTAACTACAGCATTGGCAGGATGGCCACAGTTCCAAAGGATCACGCTTGACCAATTTTTACAAGGATAATCTTCATTTTTAGAACCAAGATATTTTTCAGTCATTTTAGTTTTATAGTCATGTTTAACAACCATTACTGCTTTTGACTCATCTCTCAATGCCCATAGCTTTTCAATATCGTCTCGTAACAACATGTCGCCGTCCATGAATATTGCCCAACCTTTATATTGCATTAAGTGAGGTACTAGGAAACGACTATAGATAAAATGATTACTACCGTCTGTGTGTTTTTCTTCGTAGTCTTTTAGTATATTCAATGCCAAGGGATTAATACTCACCGGATGACTAGAATGTCTAATAATACTATTTGTGCATACATGGTATGCTATAGCTTCTCGGGGGTCGTATCCGATAAAAATTGGAATCATTTTCTTTCTATGTCCTCTTCAATGCATTGTTCGCCGTATTGTATTTCGACTACTTTTACTGGGACATCGAACGGATTAGTTAACTGATGCCATTCTTTTACAGGCACTTTATATTCTATATGTTTTCTTAAATGAACAGATGGTAAGGAATACCCGCTTTCCATTTGTCTATTAACTATTGCTTCACCTTCGCTGACAATCCAGTACTCGGCACGTAGGCCCATTCTTGTAGGATCCAACTGCTTGAGTTCTTTTTATCATCGCCGCCGACAGCAAATACAAAATCTAAATGAAGCATCTCTTGAAGTAGATCCATCTCTGGGATGTTTTCTTTGGTTCTGTCTCCACCGTTGGCAAAGACTATTTGTGCAGTCGGGTAGATTGATCGAACTTTTCTAATAGCATCCTTGGCGCTGTTATCGCTGTCATCAAAGTTAATAACCCGATCAACATAGTGAAGTGCTGAAATAATAGTTGCACGTTCTTCCCAGGGCATAAATTCTTGCCCCTTCTTTCTGCGTAACCATTCGTCAGAATTAACTCCAACGATTAACGAATCGCCGAGTTCTCGTGCTGAGTTGATGTAGGCAATATGCCCAGAGTGAAGAGGATCAAATCCTCCGGTGATTAATACAATGCGTTTCATGCAGATATTTATCTGCGTATATTATCCAGTATTTAAAGACTGGCGTCTTCTAGACCAGATACTCGTAGTTTAACAATGTTACTTAGATGCCATTGTTTTTGATCAAGTGCTTTGATAATACCTAACCATTTATTTCGAAGCAAGGCAAAATCGTTGATGATCTTTTCAAAATCTACAACGTCAGCTTCACCTTCTACAAACTTTTCACAGTCCCTAGAAGATAAAGCTCGTTGATAGTTTTCTAAATATTTGCGAAAATGCTGACTACGAAGCCTTCGAAGTTCAATGTTTAAGTACTCAAGGATACCTTCAATTTCTTGAAGTTGATTAAAACGTTCTTCCACGATGCCAGGCATTTGCGAACTTGCCTTCTCGATGTTTCCCGCTATGCGGACATCTTGTTTTGCTTCGATTAACTCAGCTTCATAATAGGCCGCAGCATCGGGAATGTTGCTTATATCTTTACTGACCTTGTCGTACCAATTCATTTATTCCTCTTCGTCGTAGCTGTCTGTGTCATCATCGATCTCTTCGCCGTCGATAGCGTATGTAATAGCTTCGTCGAGAAAAGGATCTACTCCTTGCAGACTGTCTAACACACTTTCTTTAATACCATAGTCCAACAATGTGTTTACAAAATCAGTGGCCACATCTGGTCTTTGTTTTTCAGGAATATGTCCAATCACCACATGCCACAGGTCAGCAATTAAATCTTCTTTCATTCAGTAATCTCCGTTTCAGGTTCAACAATAGTAGTTATCTCTGAAGCGGAAATTTCGCCATGTTTTGAAATGTCCTCCATGGCGATGTCAAGCCCATCTTTCTCATTGCGTTCCCATGCCTTACGGAACTGTTTGATGATCTCACCGTCTTTGGTGGTGTAGACAAGGCTGTTACCTTCTTTTTTGAGCATGCCTTTGGCTTCAAACAAGTCGACCAATCCACTATATGGACTCATACCTGTTTCATAAGGAATCTCGACCTGTACACTTTCAAAGGGCTTTGCATAACGTGTTTTCATGATCTTACAGGCTGCACGAATACCTTGTACAGTTGTAGTCTTGTTACCGTCTGCATCAAGTTTCAGTTTTAGTTTACGCATAGCAACAACGATACTAGATGCGTAAATGAAACCTTGACCGCCTGAGATCTTATCATCTGGATCAAACATATCCTGACTTGCGTATGTGTGATTAGTTGCTACTAGACCAATACCTAAACTACCAAACATGTTCACACAGTTACGAACCAGTGCTGTTAGTGCTTTAGGCTTACGACCCATGTCGCCTTTGAGATCCCCGGCTTGAAACTGGTTAACATCCGTGGGAGTCAGTAACATTCCCAACGAGTCGATGATGAACAACACCTTAGGACGCTCGTCTTCGGGCATTGTTTTGTATTCTGCAACAAATTCTGTAATAGTCTTTGCCACATCGTCAATCATGGCCATGTTAAGTTTCAACAACTTATCTGGGCTTGTATCAACGTCAAGTGCGTGTAACCACTTTTCGTCTAGTGCGTTTTCTGTATCGATCAGGATAGGAAAGATACCTTGTGCTTGTGCGTTCTTAACTAGGTTACCTGAACAGATAAAACTCTTACCTGCACCACTTTCACCTGCGAACACAGTTACCTTACCTAACGGAATACCACGTTTAAAGTCGCCGCTGATTAGATAATTTAATGCGTAGTTGTTTGTACTGACCCAATCTGTTGGGTCGTTAAAGCCAATACTTAAACCGTCGATAGATTTAGTAATTGACTTTCTAAATTTAGAAATATCAAATGCTTTTGCCATATTATTTTTGCCCTGTTGAGAAATAGAGTGTGAGTTACCTCACACTCTATGTTTAGCTATTACTGCTTCTGACGATTGCGAATCATGGCAAGGATATCTTGCGCACGACTGTTATCACCTGCCGAAGCTGCTGGTGCCGCTGCCGGAACGGCCTTAGCTACAGGAGCGGGTTCGTCGTCTGCATCTGCTGCAGGAGCCGACGCTGCTGGACGATTAGGATCACCAGTGGCCTGACTCATACCTGCTGGCTTGAAGTATTGACCCCAACGATCCATGTCATAGGCTTCACCATCTACAGAAGCTTCAAACATTTCTTTCATTACTTTCAACTCAACATCTGTGGGTTTCTTTGGCAGGAATCCGCTGAGATCAAAAAGACCGTGTGCTTCTACTGCTGCTGATTCAACATCTGTTAGTGAACGTTCACGACGGCTCCACTTTGATGTAGAGTAATCAGCAAAGCCACCTTTAGATGTCTTGGCAATACGGAAGTCAAGACCTTTCAGAAAGTCTGTTGGCAACTCATCCAATTCTGGATCCATCAATGCTGAACGGATAATAGCGTAGATCTGAGGACCAATGATAAATCTACGGATAGGGTTGTCTGGAAGTTTATCTTCCTTGAGCGGATCTTCAACCACGAAGCCTTGGAAAATGTATGAACGCTTTTTCCAATACTTACGACCCATTTCTTCAAGACTCTTGTCTTTGAACCATCCACGCACTTCTGATAGGATCGGGCAAACTGTACCGTCATTGTACATTTCAACGCAAGGAACTTGCACTTGAACTGACCTGCTGTCTGTTTCACCTTTGATACCTGCAAACGGCAATTTGATCATTGCACGTTCTACCCAGAAGAATGTGTTGTTTGGATTACCGTCAGGTAAGAAACGTACGACAGCTTCTTTGCCTTCTTGCATGTTCCAGTGTGGGTAAATTGCGTTGTCTCCACCGCCGGTGGATTGTCCTGTGGACTTTGATTGTGCTTCTTGAAGTTTAGCACGGATTTCTGCGAGTGATGCCATTTTAAATGCCTCCTTGTGTTATGCCTAAAATGTTTATATGCCTTATGCACATGTTTTATTATGCGCTTTTTATTTATCAAGGTCAATGATTATCTGCTGTTTTTTTGACTTTGTTTACCAAAAGAAAAAAGTGGGTCAAGCCCACTTTTTCCTATATGCTGCCATTGCTCGTTGTCTAGCTAACCATAATCTAAATTTTACATACTCTGATAATTCATCTTCATCGACTACCTTGCCAAAGTCTCGAGCCTTTAAATTACGGCCAAATGTGATCTCATCATCAATAATGAGATCACTATCGTCTAACCCAAAATTACTTCGCTGGAGTAGCGGCTTTTGCGTCTGCTTTAGCTGGCTCTTTCTTAGCAGGTTCGCTTTTTGCAGGCTTTTTCTCGTCTTTCTTGGCTTCTGCCTTAGCTGGTGCTGGAGCACTTGCTGCTGCGGCCGGTGCTGCTGGCTTGGCTTCTTCTTTCTTAGCAGGTGCTTGTGCAAATGCTGATACTGCGAACAATGATGCTACTACGATTGCGATTGATTTCATTTTAAAGTTTCCTTTATGTTGTTTACGTAAAGAATATTCCCTACGTATATATATAACGCTTTAGTAGGACTAAACGTTTACATAAAAGTTTGATTTCATTTAGCCAAAAGAAAGGGCACCGAAGTGCCCGATCTAACTGCGACGAAACTGTTACATTCCAATGCCTTGTGATATTCCAGATAATTCTCTGATACGCGATAGTTCTGGATTTTGTTCAGTAGTTTGTTGAGGAGCCATACGCTCTACAAATCTTCGAGCTACTGATTCTGCCTGTTCACCAAACTTCTTACCTACCATGATTGCAACGCCTTCTGGGCCTTTAGGGAATGTGCCTGTGTCACGATCATAAAATGATGTGATAAACTCTGCTAATTCTTCGGTGTTAAGCCTTTGCTTTCTCTTTTCAAAATCTCGCTTGGGCTTGTCATCCTTGTATTCCACGTCTTTCATAGTCAGTGGAGATTGACCTGATTTCTTTCTATCCACTGCTGGTCTTTCGTAGTCTCTAGGATTATCGGGATCCACAGCTTCTTGCGGTACTGGTTCCTCTGCAGGTACAGCCGCTGCTGCTGGATCAACTGGTGCTGGTTCCGCTTCCGGGGCAGTTTGGTCACCTCCTTGGGCTGCTTCCGGGTCATCCACCATGTCGCCAAAATCTAACTGTTCTAGTGCTTCAGGTGCATTGAATTCCAACCAATCTTTAACCAATGGTCTCACACATGCATCTGGATCTTCTGCTGCCTGTTCTTTAATTCGTTTGTATAGTTCTGGATCTTCGATTAGGCCTTTGAGGCTTTCGATAGCATTAGTGCCGTCAACTCCTGCTGGGAAGTGTTGGCCTACCAATTCTTGTAGGCTTTGTAGTGCTGCTGCCTGTTCTTCAGGATCTTCGCTGGTCACTGAGCTTTCTTCGCCTAGCCCCATAACCCAGTTTTCAAATTGCACGAATGGATCGTTATCTTCTGTTTCAACCGTTAGGTCTTCGTTGTTGATTTCTTGTTGTGTCATAGCGACTATGTCGTCATAGCCTATGGTGTTTCCTTCTTTCATCAGTCTATACAAGACTGGAAACACTGTTGCGATATCTTCTTTAAAAGATCTCACAGTGAATTTTTGTTTGAAATCTTCTACTACGTCTTGAGGTATTTCTTCGCTGTCATAGGCCTGGAAGTTTTCTTTGTATGCCTCGTAGTGGCTTTGTTTGCTTAATGCTTTGATCTGTTCTCTTAGATGATTTAGATACTCTGTGCTTCTTTCAACCACTGAGTTAGTGTCTGAATTCATTAGATCGTTGCGTACTACATAGTTGCCGAAACTCTTGAGTTGAGCAATTTCTTCACTCATTTGTGTAATGCTCTTGCCTAGATCATCGTAGGGCAAGCCGCCATTGGCCACGTGACGCTGCATGGCACGAGCGCCTGCTAGATGAATAAACGGATATTTAAAACGTTCACCGTCTTGATTCTCTACAAACAATGCATTGATGTTTCTAGTTCTGGCACCCGGTTGTGTGTCATCCATCACTGCATGGCTGTGTTTGATAATTAGACGTGTGTCCATTAATTTTTGATAGCTCATTGTTTTGCTACCATACATTGTGCTTTCACTCATTAGGCTTTCTCCGACTGATTTCTGTATCATATTTGTCTGTGGTTTAGGTTGTGCATTTTGACTTAGGAACTCGTAATCTCTTTTATCTAAATTGTCTTTAGCAATATCACGTGTGTCAAAACTTAATAATCTTCGTTTAGCAAATTGACGCAGTTCTTTCAAGAAGCCGTACCAGTTTGTTTTCTGCCCGTCATCCATGCCTTCTGTAATTCCATTAGAAAAATACACTTTCATAGAGTTGGGTTCTGCAAGGCTGATACTAACATGTCCTATGGGATTTTGCCCTTCTGTGTAGTCAAAATCAAAGAACCTAGCCTGTTCTGGATTGATAGTGATCTCACCCGAACCTGCACCTAGTTTCAAGCCGGAGAACCGGCTGCGTACCTTGTAGAATAAATCTGTAGCTATGTTATTTGTTGCGTCCATAAGTATATTTATCAAAGACCCATGCTTACAAAGATCGGCATAGGCATGGCATCGTCGTTGATTTTCTCCGTCATTTTGTCATAGATCTGTGGATCCCAGTCCGCTAACACATCGGCCATGCGCATGATCAGCAGTGTCGAGCTGACTAGATCGTCGTGCTCGCCGCTCTTAGCTTTAAAGCCCAATCCAGACGCCACGTATGTTTTCAGCTCGGATATCAGCGGTTTACTGTGGATAGTCATCTTGTGATTTTCAATCATGTTTTTCAACTGGCTACAAGCATTAATCTTGCTTCTATGTGTGGTGTTGAAACCTTTACGGAACTTGCGTATATGCCCTTTGCGTATAGGTTCTGAAAGAAACAGCCCGTGAAAGTTTTCTTCGCCTATATCATTGATTACAACCAGTGCCGATTCACCAAGACTGTTGTTTTCAACTGAATAGTAGATGATAGGAGCACCGCCCTTTTCTTCGCCACGTTCGTGAATATATTTTAATATTTCTCTCATGACCCTGACCTGTTGCTGTACAGGAGTGGTATTGTGATGCCATTCTGCTACCTGTACCATTTCAGGCATTTCGTAGACCTGTATGGCACCGTAGTCTCCGCCTGTGCCTAAACTAGGATCTAACGCAACAAGGTATGTGGCCTTGGGACTGATATCTTTGTACCATCGTGTTTGCCCCATGTTCATAATAGGGTCTGATCCCGCAAGTTCGACTAACTTCACAGAGTTGATCAGTGTTTCGTCATAGATCAAGAACTCACATTCAAACTCTCTACGGAACCGTTCTTCTCCAATTTTAGCACGTTCTAATCTGGCCCACTCGTCATCGCGGTCTGGATGTTCCTGCCACGGTGCAAAAAACGGATAGAAGCCGTTAACTCCTAATTTAGTTTCATTGCCGAAATCGTCAAATCGCTTGTTGGCTTCTAACCAAATCATAGCAAATTGGTCTTCGTCACTGTTGGGCGTTGATGTGATAATTGCTTTACCGCCTGTGGCCAATGTTGGTGATAGTGCAGTCCAGAACTCTTTGGCTTTTTCAGGAGGTTGCACAAACGCAAACTCATCACAATAGATCAATGACAGAGATTTACCACGGCCTGTGTTTTCAGTTGTGGTAGTTGCCTGTATACGTGATCCATTATCATATTCGATGGTATTTCTATTATACGAATACACCCCGGCACGGATAAAGTCGGGTAAATTTTCATAGGCGTACCTATAACGATCCATGATGTCTCGAGCACCTTCGTACTTGTGCGCAGCAATCAATACCTGTACGTCCGGCATAAACTGGGTATACCATAATAGGTATGCCACAGCACATGTGGTCTTGCCCATCTGACGTGGCAACATGGCTATGCATTCTTTGTTGGTGTGGTATGCTTCAATTAACAGTTCTTGAAACCCGTAAGGTTCAAATGGAATTGACCCTCTAGTAGGGTGCTGTATTTTTATAAAGTTTTTAGCAAAATATAAAGGGCCAGTAACTGGATCCATACAAGCTTCTAGATGTTTAACCTCATCTAAATTGTAACGGATCTGTGCATGGGCTTTCTTAATTAGATTGCCGTCTAAGGATTTTGACATATGTTTATTTAATGAAAAAAATAGGCTCCGGAGAGCCTATTTGATTATGTATAAATTGATTAAGAATCAATAGTTTCTGCTGCATCAACTAATGTTACAGCTACATCTTTGTAAATGTCAGCAAGTGTATCAGGTAATGTAACAGTTAGTGATTCTTGGATTTCAGCACCTTGCGCACCATCCCACACTCTCATGCTTTTAACGTGGTTAGTTCTGCCAATCGCCTGACCAATTTGATAGCGTAGAGCTTTAGCTGTTGTATCGACAGTGATTGTACCGTCTGTGGTAGCTGTAAATTGGAATGGAGTTCCAATTTCTGCTCTTGTACCGCCCAACACCCCCTCAGTTACTCCTGCACCTGCTGCACCTGCACGATCATATCTCACTGTGAATGTCACTGCTGTTGCTTGATTATCTGCTGCTGTTGCACCAGCACTGGTAAACTGTACATCTTGGATCTGTGCATCTGCGTATTTTTGTAGATTTTCAACAATGGCTAAAAAACGTTGATGACCTCTTGCCACTCGACGACCGATTGCCAATGTAGTTGGCTTAGTAGCAAATTGACTGTGATCTTGTGGGCATACAGCACCGTTGTCATTACCGTCTGCTGTAGGATATGTTCCTGCACCACCAGTTAGTGTAATTACAACTTGATAAAATTCTGGTCTTAGTGACTCAGTTGAAATTTTAAATCCTGACATTATTTCGCTCCTTTAGCTTCTGCCAATCTCTGTAGAAGTTCTTCTCTTATACTGGCACGTAGTTGTTCTTTGCTTTCGTATGCTCCAGCTGCCATAGGATTGTCGCCACGATATGGTTTACCACTAAAACTTTTCTTAGGCTTGTTTAGGTCGTCGCCGTCTGGAAAAGCAGCATCTATCCCTGCATATTCTGAATCTGAGCCGTTCAGTGAATTGCCAAATGCTTCGTCTTTGTTTTTCTTTTCAGCATCGTGATCGTCCATGTCGTGATCGCCGTCGTCATCACGGTCTAGGGTTTTGATCAATGGTTTTTCGTCTGCGTGATCTTTTTCATGTGCATCTAGATCTCCACTGTCATCATAATCGCTGTCCATTTCTCCACCCGGCATATCATCGTTGTCTGAGTCCATATCTGGCAACATCTTCAATGGAGGTAGCCCGCCCATTGGCTTGTCCATTGGCTCGATGCTGATAGAGCTCATTGGTGCTGGCTGATTAATCATATCTGGATTAACTTTAGTCATCAGCTTCATTAGTTCTTCAATGTTGTCCATGCCTTGTGCATTGAGATTTAAACTCATACTTGGAGGTGGAGTATCTGGTTTTTCTGGCATTGGCGGCATGCTCATTGGCATGCTAGGTGACATCGGTGAATCACCACAGGCTTCTGTGGCTGGCCTATCCAACTCCTGCATTTTGGCCAATAGGTCTTGAAAGTTCATAGTTAATTTCCTTTGTGTGGATCTGGTTTGCCAGCGTTTGACATTGGACTCATTGATCCAGCTTTGTCTATTTTTTGCTTGGGTATTTTGTATTCAGCAGCGAATCCATCTTTGGTTCTCTGCTTGGCTGTTTTGCTTAGATCTTTCAAGAATCCCTTATTGAAGTCATCACCAAAATAGTCTTTGTGTTTGATTTTTCCTGTGCCTTTGTCCATGTCTTGTTCGTCTAACATAGCTTCGCCATTGGGTTCGTTATCTAACAACACCTGATCTGCTTCTGTAGGTTCGCCACTGTTTCTTACACGGAAACAATCTTCATCAATGCCTATAGCTTTGACATGAGTTTCTATTTCAGGCGGAGTAATTGGGTATTCGCAAATCACTTCATATATAGTAACCTGCATGTTTTCTTTGCCTGGAAAATCCAACGGTAATTTTTGTATAGGCGTAGTCGACAACTTTTCGAAAGTCATGACCTTGCAGCTGTCTAGACGTGATTTTAATGCTTCTTGAAATTTTTCAGGAACATCGCCCGCAACTTTGATCTTAAAGCTGTAGACTTTTTTGTTTTCGACGAGATATTCTTTAAAAGTTTTCATATGAGTATTTATGCTTTTCCGCTTAATTTTTTCAGCAGTTCGTTGCGATCTGTTATCACATAACCCTGCCCGTTTATTACGTTGTTGGGATCTACTCCAGCATCGTTGTCTATTTTTAGCTTTTTCAGCTGTAGATCTACTGCTTTGAGTTTCTTTTCTATCTTGTTGCTTTTGGCAGTAATAGCGTTGCCCATCATAGAACTTGCTACTTCAAATATCCTACCTGAATATCTCACTTCTACATTCATGCCTAAATCCATGAGATCATCGTAGGCCTGTTCGGCTTTCTTGGCAAGATTATCTAGTTCTTGCTCATCAAGATTTTCTAGTTCTTGTATATGTGGCAGTGTTTGTACTATCTTTTGCACTGCTTGATATTGATCATCAAGACTATTGATTTCTTCATGTACAGGCGGAGGCGGTGCTGCTGGCTCAGCTTGAGATTCTAAATCAAATAGTTCTTCTAATTTTTTAGTCATATCATACTTATCTGCGTTTAGTGCCTTGATGGAAAATATCACCCTCGTTCACTACCCGAAACCTAATTCCCTGCTGTTTACACCAAGCAGTAGCAGCTTCCCATTTGGCCATGTTTTTAATATACTGTTCTTGATTATATCGGCTTTTGCCTACAGATTCTCGCAGAGTCTGACTCTGTGGTTTTACTTCTACCACTTCTGCATGTTTTTTTCCTGATTTATCTTTGTAGACCACAAAGAAATCAGGCACATATATTGTGTATCTGCCTGTCATGGGATCTCTATAGGGTATCTGTATGCTTTCGCTGGCCCAATTTTCAACGCCCTGATGCTCGTCTAGCATACGCATGAATACAAACTCCCACGAGCTGCGGGCCAGAGGGGTTTTCTTCCCTATGTACTTGTCGGGATTTTTCATTTCAAACCGACCTTGTGCAAATTTAGACATTAGGCAGCTATGTTTCTGGTTTGATTAGGTTTTACATCACTGGATCTATAGCCTAGCAGCGATGTGGGCACACGATTGTTATTGAGTATTTCTGCTACTATCTGCCCCAGCGAAACTCCAGAAAAACTTTTTAATGTGTCTAATATTTGAGAAATAGGTGTGCCGTCAATTTTTGCCTGTCTTAGAATCACAGACGCAGAAGTTGCAGAAGCATCTAAATCGAATCCTGCCTGTTGGAAAAAACTTATTGCGGCAGTGACATCATTGGCTGGAAACTCTAAAGCAGCTTCGCCGTAGTTTTCAAAATACAGTTTTGTAGTAGCTGCACTGTCTTCGATGATTTGTGCTGGTAAGTTAGTGGTCATAATTTAATCTGGACCTCCTACCAAGTTACGTTGACTGGCACTGGTTGTGGTTTCTGTGCTGGCGCTCTTGGGAAAAATAGCACCTACCACACCGCCTATGCTCTGTGCTGCTGCTGTGATATTTCCAGGATTGCTAAGTATGCCGATAGCTTCACTGGCTAATTG